AACAACCATCTGGTACAAATATGAGATGGAAGTTAGAGTTAAGAAATAACTCTGTTAAGATACACGGTGTATCTCTTCAGTGGGCTTAATTTAAAAATTAAACGACTAAATAATAATATATTATGGCATTCGATTTTAAAAAATATATACCTAATACTTTTAAGTTTCCTAAGAATCCAGACGAGGCATTCAAACAGGTAACAGTTAATAAAATTCGTTATAAAGAATTACTTAAAGAACACTCTGTCAATCCTGAAAAAATATCTAAAGAAAGATTAGAGAAGTTTCGTGCAAGATGGATGGAAACTGAAGAAGATAGATTTAGAAGATGGGAACAACAATTTCATCAAAAAGATTTAGAACAAAAATTATTAAGAGATTACTCAACATTTAAAGACAATCCAAAAGACTATCTTAAAAGAGCATTAGATTTAGGCAAAAGAGGACAAGATATGTTTTCTAAATGGTGGTGGACTAAACCACCAAAACCTGCAGGTAAAGGTAGATTGGTTCAATCTAAACTTACAGGTCGTTGGCAACAAGAATATAAACCTCATAGAAGTAGAAGAATTAGAGATTGGTTAAAGGCTGCTGAACACGGTGATGTATTCGTAGGATCATTAAATCCTAATCGAATACCTATAACAAGAAATGAACCTACAAAAGAAGAGAGACATCAACACCACGAAGCAACTCAAAAAAGAGCATTAATGAAGTGGAGATGGTTATTAAAAGAGTCTAATTTCTTAGGTAGTAAAGACGATAGAAAACGAAAACTTATGTGGGATGATCCTATATCAGGTTTTGAAGGTATAATGGACAATCACCACTAGTTATTGACATTATATTAAGAAAGTGATACAATATTAATATGAGTGAAAATGAAACTAAAAGAGATGTACCTCTTACATCTATAAAACAATTAGAAAATATCAGATTAAATGAAAAATTTTGTTCAATAGTTCATACAGATATATTAAGTTCTAAACAATGTGAAGCTATTAGCAAAGAGATCGTACCTGAATTATGGTCGGATGTTGATTCAAAATCAACAGATATAATCAAAAATATTAAAAGACAAGCATTACCTATCAATACAGATGGTTGGCCTTTAACATATATTTTAGCAGGTCTTAAAGAAGCTGACACAGAAAAATTTAAATTTGATTTAAGAGGTTTTATGGATAATGACGCACCTACTTTATGGCAGTTTCCTAAAGGTAGTCAATATGATTGGCATGTAGATATAGGTAATAACTTTCCTACTAGAAAATTAAGTTTCATAGTTCAATTATCAGACCCTAAAGATTATGAGGGTGGTGATGTAGAATTTTTAAATAGTAAAACAGATAAAGAAGCGTTAAGACAACAAGGTAAATTAATTATATTTCCTGCTTTTATATCTCATAAAATTACAAAAGTGACTAAAGGTGTAAGACATGCTATTGTTGGTTGGGTACATGGTCCTACTTTCTTTTAATTATGATAACAACAAATGGTTCTTCGGTAGACACAACCTTTGCAACTAAAATATTTCACAAAGTACTACCTAACTTTGAAGAAGAAAACAAAAAAATCACAAACAGATTATATACCCTTAAAAATACAACAAAGGGTTTAGATAGATCAAATCAATTAGGTTGGCATAGTGATGTCAACATACAAAGTTATCCTGAATTTGATGAATTTAATAAACACCTAAAATTTACATTAGGTGAAATATTTACTTTCTATGATTATGATCCTAATTTTGAGTTAGATGTTCATTCATTTTGGGGTAATATCAATCCTAAATACGGATATAATAATACACACTCACACCCACATTGTTTATGGTCAGGTGTTTACTATGTTCAAACACCAGAGAATTGTGGTAATATTCATTTTGTTGATCCAGTAAAACCTAGAATACATTATCAAGCACAATTTAGAAATGATAAAAGTTTATTGGCATCCTCAAGTATATTCTATGTTGCAGAAGCCAGTAAGTTAATTATTTTTCCTGCATATTTAGAACACTTTGTAAAACCTAATATGTCTGATACAGACAGAATATCTTTATCTTTTAATATAAGACTAAATCCTAAGCCATATAAATAGTCTAATAGGAGATAGATATGGCAGTAACCGTAAAATCGGCAGAAAACTTTTCATTAGATCAAGGCGCAGACTTCAGTAGGACTTTAACGGTTACAACTGATGGTACTACTGCTTATGATATTTCAGGTCTAACTCTTCAGGCGCAAATGAGAAAATCATATGCGTCAACAGCTGCAACTACATTTACTTGTACAATAGTTTCTGGAACAGCAGGAACATATAAACTAGAATTAACAGATGTTGTCACAGCTGCTTTAGATGGTGATACTAGATATGTTTATGATGTAGAATTAATCTTAGCAGACTCAACAATAGAAAAAGTTCATCACGGAATCATAACCGTCAACGCAGAAGCAACTAAAATATAATGAGTAAAAAAAGAACAGGACTAGAAAATTTCTTTACAGGCATTTCTGGCGTTGATTTTATTGGAAAATTAGATGAAGAAAAAAAACAAAAAGAATTACAAGAACAAAAAAAGATAGAAGAAGCAACAGAGAAACAAAAACAGATTGTTGCTCAAAGAGAACAAAAAAGACTATCTGAAACTAAAAAATTATCAGTACTAGAAGATTTATTTGGTATACAAGAGTTCAAAGAACAAATTAAAGAAACAATTCAAACTAACGCAAAAGTAATTAAAGAAAAATCACCTGAACAAGAACAAAAACTTTTAGAGTCTTTAGGTAATCTATATGGTTCAATAACTAAATTTGCAGAGAAACAACCTAACAAAATAATATCAGATGGTTTAGTAAATCAAGTAGAACAAGTTATTAGTCAAAATATTAAACCTCAAATGCCAGAGATTGACAAATGGTCGATTCAACCAGGTGAGTCTATACCTGCAACAAAAGAGTTTGTTGATACAGCAACTATCTATGATGTTCTTTCTAAAAATGCAAAACAAATTACTGAAGATATTGAAACAGGTAATATTTCACTTGAAGAATTATCAAAAAGTTTTAATAAGTTCAAACAACTAACATCACTACAACTACAATCAATTGGTGGTGGCGGTGCTGGTGATTTAAAAGATTTAGGAGATGTTGATATATCTGCTCAACAAAATGGTTTTGCATTAAAGTATAATTCAAGTACTGGCAAATACGACTTTGGAGAAGTTGCAAGTGACTTATCTGCCGTAGATCAACATATAGTACCTGATACAGATAATACAAGAGATATAGGTAGCGGATCTAAAGCATTTAGAAATGGTTACTTTAAAAATGTTTATGTATCAGGATCAACATTAGAAGTTTCAAACGATACAACTTTAAAAGGAGATACCGTTATTGGTGTCAACACAGGCGACTCAACTGAAGATACGATAAATGTAGTCGGAAGATTTATTTCAAATTTAGAACCTTTAACAACATTAACACATGACTTAGGTTCCCCAGCAAGAAGATGGAGAGATATTTACTTATCAGGTAATACTATTGATCTTGCAGGTGCAACAATATCGGGTGATGGTACAGGTGCAATTACAATATCTGCTACTGGTGCAACATTACCTGTAGGTTCTAAACTAGGAACCGAAGCAATTGCAAAGACTAACGCAGAGGGTACCGTGACAAAAACTGTACCTTTCTTTACACAGGCAGGTGGTTTAGGTAGTGCAAATGCTACATTTACTATGGCTGCAGGTTCTTCTAAATCTTCAGTATTTACTTCATTTAAGAAGGCAGATGGTAGTACGCAAGGTAGATTTGAATTGTTTAGTTTTTAGTATGAAAAAATATATAAATAGAGATAGGAGAAATTAATGTCAGTAAAAGTACCTATAAGAACCGTATTTGATGGATCAACTGCAACAGGACTTGCAGAGTTTCAATCAGGAGAATTTATCGCATTATCACATGGTGGTCTAGGCGCTTCATTATCAATCGGTAGTGCAGGACAAGTTTTAAAAGTTAACACTGGCGGGTCAGCATTAGAATTTGGGGCAGTCGAGGCAATTATCAATATTGATGGTGCAGCTGACTTAACTAGTCAAACTTTAGTAGATAACGATCAACTTATGGCTTCTGATGGTGGTACTGAAGGTAGAATTAGATTATCTCAAATTAAGACATATATCACAACATCATCTTTAAACGTCACAGGATCACTTCAAATTAATGGTAGTGATGTATCAACTAAACCATTCGCAATTGCACAAGCAATAGCACTTGGTTAATCTTATAAATATACCTGAATAACGAGGTATATTAATGGCAGAACCAGCAACAAGAGAACAACTTAAACAATACGCTTTACGAAACTTAGGTAAGCCTGTTATTGAAATAAACGTAGATGACGCTCAATTAGAAGATAGATTAGATGAAGCACTACAATATTTCTCACAATATCACTATGATGGCGTTGAAAGAGTATATTTAAAATACAAATATACAGAGGCAGACAAAGCTAGAATTACATCTAATACAGCTTCTTCAGCAACTAAAAACGGTGTCACAACAAATTTTTTAGAGGGAAACAATTACATAATTGTTCCTGATAGTGTATTAGCAGTTAATAGAATATTTAATTTATCAGACAAACATAATATGAATATGTTTGATGTTAGATACCAATTAAGATTAAATGATTTGTATGATTTTTCTTCTACAAGTATAATTCACTATGATATGGTTTTAAGACATTTAGATTTTTTAGACCACATTTTAGTAGGTGAAAAACCAGTAAGATTTAATCAACACAATAATAGACTTTATGTAGATATGGATTGGTCTGAAGATTTATCAGTAGATGAGTTTATTGTAATTGAGTGTTATAGAAAATTAGATCCAGAAACAATGACAGATGTATTTAATGACATCTATCTAAAAAGATATGTGACTGCTTTATTTAAAAAACAATGGGGTGCCAATCTATCTAAATTCAATGGTGTTGCAATGATAGGTGGAGTAACCTTAAACGGACAACAAATTTATTCAGAAGCGCTACAGGATGTTGAAAAACTAGAGACCGATATAAGAGGTACCTACGAAACACCTGTAACCTACATGATAGGATAATTACATGGCAGTTAACCATTTTTTTCAAGGTGGTAATGGTATAGGAAATGCCGCCGAAAAAAGATTACATGAAAATCTAATAATAGAAGGCCTAAAAATCTATGGGCATGATGTCTATTATCTACCTAGAACATTGGTTAACCAAGACTTAATATTAGGTGAAGATGTATTAAGTAAATTCACCTCTTCATACTTAATAGAAATGTACATGGAAACAACTGAAGGTTTTCAAGGTGAACAAGAATTAGTATCTAAATTTGGTTTAGAGATTAGAGAAGATACAACATTTACGGTTGCAAAACGAAGATGGTCAGATTCAGTAGATGATCCTGCAACACTAATAAAAGGTGGCAGACCTAATGAGGGTGATTTAGTTTACTTCCCTCTAATGAATAGTTTTTTTGAGATACAATTTGTTGAAGATCAGGAACCATTTTTTCAACTAGGCAACTTACCTGTTTATAAATTAAGATGTACTAGATTTGAATATGCTTCTGAAAAAATTGATACAAATGTTTCTGATATTAATAAATTAGAAGACAATCTATCAATAGATCAATTAAATTATCAATTTAGTTTAGAGACAGCGACAGATGGTGGCACTGGTGCATTATTACTTGAGTCTTCTACTGGCGAAGTAAACTATTTAATTAACGAAGAATATAATCTACAAACTCAAACAAGAGATTTTGCAGATAATAATACATATGAGTCAGACGCAGGTTTTGGTACAACAAGTACCGCTGATGATATATTAGACTTTACGGAAAGAAATCCTTTTGGTGAAGTAGATGAAGGATTTTAATTATGTTCGGAAAACATTTTTACCATGAATCATTAAGAAAGATTGTAGTTGCATTTGGTACTATTTTTAATAATATTTCTATTCATAGAAAAGATAGTAATGGTAATGTAATACAATCTTTAAAAGTACCTCTTGCATATTCACCTAAAGAAAAGTTTTTAACAAGATTAGAACAACAAGCAGATTTAAGTAAAAGAGAAGTTGCAATAACTTTACCTCGTATGGGTTTTGAAATTGCAGGATTAAGTTATGACCCAAGTCGTAAACTACAAAGACTAGGAAGATTCAAAGCAACAAGATCAGATAGAGGTGATGTTTTAGATTATCAATATAATCCTGTACCTTACAATATAAGTTTTAATTTATATTCTTTTACAGCAACTGCTGAGGGTGGTTTACAAATTGTCGAACAAATATTACCTTACTTTCAACCAGATTATACAATAACAGTAAACGCAATACCAACTATGGGTGTTAAACGAGATGTGCCTGTTGTTTTAAATAGTGTAAATTATGAGGACACTTATGATGGTTCATTTACACAAAGAAGAGCAGTAAATTACACAATGAGTTTTACTGCTAAAACATATTTGTATGGACCTGTGTATGCAAAAAGAGTTATCAAAGAAACTCAAACAGACTTATATACAGATACAGCAACAGGTTCTAAAAGAGAAGAAAGAATCATTGTAGTGCCTAATCCTACAAGTGCAAACGCAGATGATGATTTTGGTTTCACAACAACCATAACTAATTTTACAGATAGTAAAGACTACAATCCAGAGACTGATTCCGACGAATAAATAATATTATGGGCATTAATGATAAAATAAACGAAGTGTTAGGTATCCCTACGGTAGATAATATTAAAAATTTACCAGAAAAAAAATCTATACCTCCTGTTCCTAGATTAGAAGATAAAAATAAAGAAGATGTTGAGAACGATTACAAGTATAGTAGAGAAAATTACTATAACTTAATTGAAAGAGGACAAGACGCTATTCAAGGCATACTTGATATTGCAAATGAAAGTCAACACCCTAGAGCATATGAGGTTGCAGGTAATTTAATTAAACAAGTTGCTGATACGGTTGATAAACTACAAGATTTACAAGGCAAACTTAAATCATTAAAAGATGTGCCTAGCAAAACAAATACAAACATCAAACAAGCATTGTTTGTTGGTTCGTCAAAAGAATTACATACACTTTTGAAGAATAAAAATAAGGATGTTCAAAGTGATGAAGATAAAAGTTTTAAAGGCAAAACAATTACACCCACAGAAACAGACATTTCTGATAAGTGATTTAGGTTACACAAATAAAACGCCTTATCCTCATAAAGAGAAAAATAAAGATACTTGGTTAGATGATGGTATGAACAATCCAATAGAAGTTGTTGAACATGCTATTACTAATAAACCTCGTAAAGGTGCAGGTGGTGTTGAGTATATTGAAAAAAAGTATAAAGTTAAATATGGTAGTAGTAGAGTAAATGCAGCCATCAAAAAAGGTTACAACGCAATAGAAGGTATAATTATTAATGATTGAGTATAAACTAGATGAACATACTTTGATGGGAGGATGGTTTATATCTGAAAAAGTTTGTGATAATATTGTCAAACATTTTAAGGCAAATAAACAAGCATGGGTGCAAGGCCTCGTAGGAGAAAAAGATGGTCGTGTTGATAAAAAAATTAAAGAGTCTTATGAGTTGCCTATAAACTATGATAGGTCTGAACAACCTTTTTACGATTATAGAATAGAATTACAAAATTGTTTAGACTCGTATATAAAAAAGTATCCTGAAATTAATAGTTTAACAAGATTTGCTATTAATACAGATTACAAAATTCAGTATTATAAAAAAGAACAAGGTTTTAAAACTTGGCATTCTGAAGTTATGACTAAAAGTAGCTGTGATAGAGTTTTAGTTTTTATGACTTATTTAAATGATGTCGAAGATGGTGGTACAATATTTAAATATCAAAATATTACTATGCCAGCAAAAAAAGGTTTAACAGTAATTTGGCCTGCACATTTCAGTCATGTACATAAAGGACAAATAACAAATAAAGGAGAAAAATATATCGTCACAGGATGGTATAATTTTATTTAAATGAGTGAAAATTATTTAGGCAATCCTAATCTATTTAAAGCAAATACACAACAACAATACTCTGAAGAACAAATCAGAGAGATTGCAAAGTGTATGGAAAATCCTATTTACTTTGTCAAAAAATATACAAAGATTGTAAATATAGATGATGGTTTAGTGCCTTTTAATATGTATCCTTTTCAGGAAAAGATGGTAGACACTTTTCATAATAACAGATTTTCTATTTGTAAACTACCAAGACAATCAGGTAAATCAACTACCATCATTGCATATCTATTACATCAAGTTATATTTAATGATAATATTAATGTTGCAATACTTGCCAACAAATCTACAACTGCTAGAGACTTACTAGGTAGATTGCAACTTGCATATGAAAACTTACCTACATTTTTACAACAAGGTGTTTTAAACTGGAACAAAGGTTCGTTAGAGTTAGAGAATGGATCAAAAATACTTGCAGCTGCAACTTCTTCAAGTGCAATTCGAGGTGGTTCATTTAACATAATATTTTTAGATGAGTTTGCTTTCATACCTGCAAATATATCTGAACAGTTTTTTAGCTCTGTATATCCTACAATATCATCTGGTAAAAAATCTAAAGTGATGATTGTATCTACACCACATGGTATGAATATGTTTTATAAGTTGTGGAATGACGCAATACATAAAAGAAATGATTACAAACCTATTGAAGTACATTGGTCTGAAGTACCAGGTAGAGATGATAAGTGGAAAGAAGAAACTATAAGAAACACTAGTGAGGCACAATTTGCTACAGAGTTTGAGTGTGAGTTTGTAGGTTCAGTAGATACATTATTAAATCCATCTAAAATTAGAACACTGTCTCATAACACTCCTAAAATATCAAATCAAGGTTTAGATGTTTACGAACAACCTCAAAAAGGAAAAGATTATGTAATGACGGTTGATGTCGCAAGAGGCACCATAAAAGATTACTCAGCATTTGTTGTGTTTGATGTATCACAAATGCCATACAAGATTGTTGCGAAGTATAGAAACAATGAAATTAAACCATTACTATTTCCTCATACGATAGAGAGAGTAGCAAAAAATTATAACAATGCTCATGTATGTGTTGAAGTAAATGATGTAGGCCATCAAGTTGCTGACGCATTACAATTTGAATTAGAATACACAAATCTATTAATGTGTATGATGAAAGGAAGAGCAGGTCAAATATTAGGTGGTGGTTTCTCTAAAAGAGGATCACAACTTGGTGTCAGAATGACAAAACAAGTAAAACGAATAGGTTGTACTAATTTAAAGACTCTTATCGAGGGAGACAAGTTAATTGTACAAGACTTTCATATTATACAAGAACTGTCAACTTTCGTAAGGAGAGGCGCCTCCTGGGCGGCTGAAGAGGGGTCTAATGACGATTTAACAATGTGTCTAGTAATCTTTGCATGGATATCAAATCAAAGATATTTCAAAGAATTAACAGACCAAGATGTTAGAGCAAGGATGTACGAAGAACAGAAAAATGCAATAGAACAAGATATGGCACCTTTTGGATTTTTAGATGATGGTTTAGAAGAAGAACAAATTATAGACGACAAAGGGGAAGTGTGGAATCCCGTAAAAGTTCGTAGAGGTTTATAATAGTATAAATATCAGTGAGATTAATGATACTTATTAGCTAATAAGGAGAATAACAATTATGGCATTTCAAGTTTCACCAGGTGTACTAGTACAAGAAAAAGACTTGACAAATGTTGTACCAGCAGTTGCGACTTCGATCGGCGCAATCGCTATACAATCTACTCAAGGACCACTTGACGAAGTTGTAACCATTGGCTCAGAAAAAGAATTAGTAGAACAATTTGGTAAACCAGATAGTAATACTTTTGAATACTTTTATGCAGCTCAATCGTTTTTACAATATTCATCAAGTTTAAAAGTTGTACGTGCTACAAATACTGGTCTACTTAATGCAACTGCTAATGGCAGTGGTTTACTAATCAACAATACAACATCATATCAGAATGACTATTCTGGTGGTGCTGGTAGTGTTGGTGCGTGGGCTGCTAGAACTGCAGGTGCACACGGTAACAATTTAAGAGTGTCGGTTTGTCCTTCATCAACTGTTTATGAAGAAACTGCAAAAACAACAACGCAAGATACTGATTCTGCTGTAGGTGATACATCTATCGTAGTACAATCTGGCACTGGTTTTTCAGTCGGAGACATCATAAACTTTGGCGAAACAGGCGGATACGAATATAGAATAACAAACATATCTAATCAAACAATAACTTTCGTTAGACACCCTTCAGGTGTTGGTGGTTTACATACTGCTGTCACTAACGGATCAAATGTAAGAAGAAGATGGCAATATTACGATCAAGTATCGGCTGCGCCAGGAACTTCACCTTACGTTTCAGATAGAGGTGGTTCAGGAGACGAACTACACATTGTTGTTGTTGATGAAGATGGTGGTATTACAGGAAAAGCAGGAGACATATTAGAAGTATATGATTCATTATCAAAAGCTTCTGACGCAAAAACTCCTCAAGGTGATACAAACTATTATCCTGATGTAATATACAATCAATCACAATACATTTACTGGATGGATCACATAACTGGTGGTTCTAATTGGGGTTCAGCTGCATTAAATTTAACATTTGCTTCAGTCACTTCAGTTAACAACGCACCATTATCTGGTGGTTCAAACGGTTCTGCTGTATCAACTGCTCAGTTAAAAACTGCTTACGAAAAATTTGCAGACGCTGAAACAATTGATTGCAATTTAATTATCGCTGGAAAAGGCGATGCTACGCACATAGATAACTTAATTACTATTGCAGAAAACAGAAAAGACGCTGTTGTATTCTGCTCACCTGAGAGATCAGATGTAGTTAACGTGACTTCTAGTGTCACTCAAACGTCCAATGTTAAAGGATTCTTTGATGGTATTAGATCATCTTCATACGTAGTATTCGATAGTGGATACAAATACGCATATGACAAATACAATGACGTATTTAGATTCGTTCCTTTAAACGGTGATGTGGCAGGATTGGCTGCAAGAACAGACCTAACTAACGACTCATGGTTCTCACCTGCTGGTTTGAACAGAGGAGTTTTAAGAGGTGTTGTTAAACTTGCTTATAATCCCACAAAAGCAGAGAGAGACGAACTTTACAGAGCTAGAATTAACCCAGTGGTTACATTCCCAGGACAAGGTACAATCTTGTTTGGTGATAAAACTGGATTAAGTGCTCCTAGTGCGTTTGACAGAATAAATGTTAGAAGACTATTCATTACTTTAGAGAAGGCAATATCAACTGCTTCTAAATTTCAATTGTTTGAATTCAATGATGAATTTACAAGAGCAAATTTCAGAAACATTGTAGAACCTTTTTTAAGAGATGTACAAGGTAGAAGAGGTATCACAGACTTTTTAGTAGTATGTGATGACTCAAATAACACTGCTGATGTAATCAATAGAAATGAGTTTAAGGCTGACATTTTTGTTAAACCTGCTAGATCAATCAACTTTATAACACTTCAATTCGTAGCGACTAGATCAGGCGTTGCATTTAACGAAGTAGTAGGAGCTTAAAAACATGCCAAACATTAATGACTTTAAAAGTAAATTAAGAGGCGGCGGAGCTCGTGCTAACCAGTTTAGAGTGACAATGCCTTTCCCAGGATATGCTGCTGTAGGTGGTGAAACTGAAGAAATGAGTTTCCTATGTACATCAACATCTTTACCTGGTATGACAATAGGAGAAGTTGCGATACCATTTAGAGGTAGGGAGTTATATGTTGCAGGTGATAGAACATTTGCTACATGGGCAACTACTATCTTAAATGATACAGACTTCAAAATAAGAAACGCATACGAAAGATGGTTAAATGGTATTAACAATATGTCCGATAACGAAGGACTTGTTAATCCCGCTGACTATCAAGTTGACGCTTTTGTTGACCAATTAGACAGAAACGGTAATGTGATTAAATCATATACATTTAGAGGAATGTTCCCAACAACATTGGATGACATACCTTTAGATTATGGTACTAACAATGCAGTAGAATCATTTACTGCTACGCATAGATACCAGTACTTTGAAACAAATACAACTACTTAATAGACGACTAAATAGTTAAGTAGAATTGGAGAAATATTATGGCAGAACTGTTTGGGTTTAAGATTGAGAGATTAGGTTCCTCAAAGGTTGACCCTCGACAAAATATAGTTCCACCACAAGCGGATGACGGTACAACAACCGTCCCCGCTGGTGGGTTTTTTGCGTCTTACGGAGGTTTTGATGTAAATGCTAGGAACGAATTAGACCTCATTAGAAGATATAGAGAAATATCGTTGCATCCTGAATGTGATTTAGCAATTGAGGACATTGTATCAGAAGCAATTGTCTCAAATGAAAATCAATCTTCAGTGCAATTAGACTTATCACACATTAATTATAACGACTCAATCAAAAAAGCAATACGAGACTCATTTAGTGAGATATTAGATTTGTTAAGATTTGATACAAAAGGACATGACATTTTTAGAAGATGGTATGTTGATGGTAGAGTATTTTATCACAAAATAATAGATAAAGACTCACCAAGAAAAGGTATAACAGAGTTAAGATATATCGACCCTCGTAAAATTAAAAAAGTAAGAGAAGTTAGAAAAAACAAAGTAGATGGGATGCCTGGTTCGTTTGCAATGACAAACAAATATCAGGAGTTTTATCTATTTAACGAAAAAGGAATACATCCTACTGCAACATCAAACGCAGGTGGATTACAAATCGCTACAGACGCTATCGCATATTGTCCATCAGGATTAATTGATACAACTAAAAATATAGTTATGTCTTACTTACATAAGGCAATCAAACCTGTTAATCAATTAAGAATGATTGAAGACGCTGTTGTAATATACAGAATTGCTCGTGCACCTGAAAGAAGAATATTCTATATTGATGTAGGTAATTTACCTAAGATCAAGGCTGAACAATATTTAAGAGATGTTATGGCTAGATATAGAAATAAACTTGTATATGACGCAAGTACAGGTGAAGTAAGAGATGACAGAAACTATATGAGTATGTTAGAAGACTTTTGGTTA